CAACCAAGGCTTTCGAGAAGGGCACCAAGGGCCGAGCGTCGGACGAGAAGCCGATTACGCCGACCCCGATATCCTTTGTCAACAAAGGGGCTACAGTTATCCCCGCGTATGGTTGCATGCAGATAATCGGCACCGAAGAGATCGGCGGTCGCAATTACTTGCAGGTGACGCGTCCATTCGATTACAGTCAATCGGTGATGGGGCCGTTTCTGCTCAATGGGCCGAATGAGGTAGACGCTGACGACTTTGGAACGGCTCAATGGGGGCCAATCTACAGGGCGATCAGCGATGGTTTAGCGCACACGACCGGGACGAGGTTTGGCCCGCTTCCTGATGCGTACACTGTGGGCAAGGGGAGCGTCTTTACGTACATCGGCGAAGATGACGTAGAAACGGATTGCGTTCGTCTAATCGCATGTGAAACGCCTCTATTGGCAATCGCTGGAAGTGGCGGCATACCGGCGAATTCAAGTGCGGAAGTTACGGCCAAACAACCAGCGTCAGGCAATTGGACAAGCGGGAGCGTGACGTATACGGCGTGGGCACCGACAGCAACGCCAATTCCGGCTAATGCTACAGTAATGATCTTTCCGGTCGATGCTAAATGGGTCGCAGTGGAGATTTGCTAGATGGGATGCTTTGGCAAATGCGGTTGTGCTGAATGTTGTTTATCCGAAGAGGATATGGCGGACATTGCTTCGAGCGTTCGCATATCGCATCCGAGGTACGCATCGACAGTTACCTTTAACCACTCAGACTGCTGCAACACGGCTACAGCGTGGGATGGCTTGTATCCTGAAATCCATCACTGCTTCGTAACTAATGACATGCGAGCCAATGAGTCGATCACGGTACGGGCTAGGTTCATCAGGTCGCAGGTTTACGTACCAGACACACCTATCGAAACATGCTTGCCAACAGACTTCGTTGAACCACCTGAGTACGGTGAAGTCTGCGGAGATACTGGTAACTGTGCGGTGACAGTAAAAAACTACGCTGAGATTGAGAAGATAGCGGCGTTTATAAGGTACTCGTACGGGCGAACTAGAGTTAGCGTCATAAAGCGAAACATCTACTGCTACGGAAGTAGTGACGTCCAATGTAAGTTCGTAGTTGAATGTGCTGTGGAAGTAGTTTACAGCATGGGAGGAATGCGAAAGAAATCAGTTACAAAGAATTCCACGAGCAGCGGCGGTGACGGTTGTTGCCATTCGTCTAGCGGGTGGACAATACTCCCCGGAGAACAAAGCGACAATCCAGCTGGCTCAGACTGCTTTTGGAATCAGACGGAAGAGGAGCCATCGTTTATTTGCTATCTCGATGGTCCTAACGTTGCGTATGGCGCAACACAGACTGCTTGGTTGCGAAAGTACAAGATATACGACACTGCGGACGACATACCAAGCAGCATCACGTTTGACAGTGACACAACGTCAGATTGCGTCTATGAGCCATGCCAAGACGGAGAAGACTCGCTATGCTTTGCAATTTCTGGTGATGTTTACGACCCAATACCCGGCGGCAATCTGGTAACGGTTGTTAGTCAATCCAGTTGCGGCTATTGCATCCAGACTGAGCCGCTTTGCTTTAGTTCCGAGTGTACGCCCTTGCAAGATAACTTTTGCTCTTGCGGTCCAGACTTTGTCGACAGGCATAACCACGTACAGGGCATTGCGACAGGATTTGATTCCTTTGCATACGTCAACAATCCGTACGCAGTTAGCAATGGGGTCTGCTTCTATCCTCGACTGGTTGATTACACCGCAACGACCAACTACCCAAGTTGCGATGGTTGCAATATCGCTCCGAATTTTTACTTCGGGCAGGGAGTACCACCGGAAGAGAGGACGAGTTGCAACTGGTTCGACTGCATGAACTGCATTAGTGGTGACGATCCTTGGTTAGCAAGGCTGCAGCCACAACCTAATACCGTAGATGCCTACTCGTTTTCAAGCACTGCTGATGAGTATAGCGAAGCGTACTGCATTCCGTTTCCGACGATCACTATAACACTAAACCCATAATGCACGTGAAACTTAATGCCGGCGATTACGTTAACCCAGAGCGTCAGTTGCGAATTGTCGAGCCTGATTCGGTTGCCAATCCTCCAAAGGTTGATAGGCAGGCACAAGCCGAAATGCGGCGAGCCAATCAAGGCCGCTTTGCATGGTCTAAGAAGCACGGCTATCTAGGATGCGATCCGCAATGGCATGAACTTTGGGTGTTACTCATTCCCGCTTTTGGTTGCAGTTGCAAGCAAGACTTCGCGGACTACTGCAAGGACAACCCGCCCGACTTCTCGTCACCAAACGCCTATTGGCTTTGGGGCTACAATCTACACAACTGGGTAAACCGCAAACTCGGCAAGCCTGAGTTGACCATCGAAGAAGCACTGGCAATTTGGAGGCGGGATGATGGCGTGGAGACTCAACAAACTACAACGCAACGTGATCGAGATCAATTGCGAGTTGACCAAGAATAAAGACTGGGAGCAATGGGTGCTATTGCGGTCAGACGTGCATCACGATAACCCCAAGTGCGACCAAGCATTGGAGCGTAAACACCTCGACGAAGCATTGACAGTTAATGCTCCAGTCATCGACAACGGCGATCTATTTTGTGCCATGCAGGGCCGATGGGATAAACGAGCCGACAAGTCGGCATTGAGGCCAGAGCATCAAGGTAGCAACTACTTCGACCTGCTAGTCGATACCGCGTACGAATACTACAAGCCCTATAAAGAAATCTTTGCCGTGATGGGTAGAGGCAATCACGAAACAGCGATCACCAAAGCACACGAAACAGACTTGACGGATAGGTTGGCGGGGCGATTAAGGGCGCACAGCGGCATCACGGAAGCGAGCGGATACGGCGGTTGGGTTATCTTCCGGTTTCGCGTCGGTGAAGGTAGCCGAAGTGCTAAGGACTCCGTGACGCTCTATCACTTCCACGGCACGGGCGGAGGCGGGCCAGTAACGCGGGGCACGATACAAACGAACCGCATCGCGGTCATGACGCCAGACCCCGAAATTGTGTTGACGGGCCACACTCACGACGAGTGGTCGCTAACGATACCAAGGCAGCGATTGAGCATACACGGCAATGTTTATCACGATGAGCAACTGCACATCCGGTGCCCTGGTTATAAGGATGCTTGGGGAGCTGGAGATCACGGATGGGAAGTGGAGCGAATGCTAGGGCCGAAGTCGCTTGGTTCGCATTGGCTGCGGTTCTATTGGGATAATAAAAACGACCGAGTGCTATTCGATCACATGCGAGCGAAGTGACAAAATGGGCAAAGACCTGTTTTGCGAACTGCGTGACGCGCTAAAAGCGGAACACCCTACGCTGTCTATCTCGGTGCGTAGGTGTCGCGTATCAAGCAGCGTTTGCGGCTACTGTCGGCGGATGCCGGATCACTTCCTAATTCGCATTTCCTCAAGTCTCACGGAGCAAGAGCAACTCGATACGCTAATCCACGAAATAGCCCATGCCGCTAGCTGGATTGAGTGGGAAAACACGCAGCAACACGGGCCATTGTGGGGGCTGGAGTACTCAAAAGCGTATCGCGTTTACGAAAACATCGTATCGGCGGAATAAATTTTTTCCAATGTTTTCATTAGTCAAACGCACTTTTTGACGAAAAACTACTAAGTTTATAAATTAGTAGTCTTGCATTCGAGACGATCGGTCGATAATCTTTACACATCGCTAGCACGTGCTAGCAAGTTTCTTAAGTAAAGGGTTAAGCAGATGGCAAAGCAAGCAGCACATATCGAACTACTCAACAGCGTTCAAGCAATGGTTATTGCCTTTGCAAACAAAAACGGAATCAGTTTACAAGATCAGTTTGGATCGGTTGAGGCTTTCAAGAAGTTTGTTGTTGCGTTGACATTCAAGCAACTCGTTGAAGGTGGATTGGAAGTATCCAAGGCTTACGACGCTGTCTTCGGTAACAACGCATTCGAAGCACTCTTCGAAAAGACATGGGCCGAAGCAGGTCGTTAGCCAACTGACGAGCCGGGAACGGCGAAACCGCTCAGGCGGTCTTGGTTTTAGTCTTTAGTTTTCTTGGGAGGTAATGCGATGAAATTTGAGCTAGTGTTTTTCGGCGGTGTTTCGGTCAAGTACAAACGCAATCACGCAACGCTCGAGGCAGCGCAGGCCGAAGCGAAGCGAGTGCAACGCAAGATTAACGCAGCGGCACATCCTGCGATTGTTCGCGGGCCTGGACTCGGTGCAGATGGGGTGAGGGCGTAATGAGCGGCATACACGACCATTACAACGCACAGATCAACACAGCGTCGATGTTGCTCGACGCAATCGCACAGCAACTAGACCTAATGCCAGACACGCAAAAGGGCGATCACGTCGGGCATGCCCATTTAGGCAAGATGATCGAGTTGTCGTTGACGCTTTCACGGGCGTCGCATGAGTTGCACAAGTTTTTGGACTTTATCAGGAGGGGCGATAAGGATGAGTAGCAACGCACGTCTAGACACAACACAGCCCGCCGCATGGGTCAAGGCAATCCGCAAAGCGGCATCCCTCGAAGGAATTACGCTTTCCGAGTTTGTCGGTGAGGCTTGCCTAGATCGAGCCGCAAGGGTTACAGGCGAGAAGCCTAGAGACCTACGCAAGCAACTTGGCGAGCGAATCCGGCGAGGTGAGCGATGATGATTTACCAGCCGGTGGAGTTGAAGTTTCATCGACCCAAGACGAAATCGACAATAACGATTAAGGATGGGATACCGGCGGAACTCACTGACAGCGAAAGGTGTAGTTTCGTCGAGATCAAGTACGCAGGTTTTTTCGAGAATGGTTTTTCTGTTTTTCAAATTAAGTTTTTGGAGGTGTGATTGTGAAGGTTTCTAACGAAGTTATAACGCCAGAGATTGCAAAGCAGATGCTCGCTGCCAACAGCGGCAATCGGACTGTTTCGCAAGCGAACGTGAAAAAGATTGTTCGCTCTATGCTTGCCGGTGATTTTGTGCTAAACGGAGATTCGATTCGCATAGATTCCGATGGTGAACTGCTGGATGGTCAGCATCGTCTTATCGCTTGCGTAGAATCTGGCGTTTCTTTTCAGAGTATTGTTATTCGCGGTCTCGATAGGTCGGTGTTTCGCACTATCGATCAAGGTAGCACAAGGCGAGCATCCGACGTGCTTTCGTGCATCAAGGAAGCGAACGCTAAGACGCTTGCAGCTACATTGCGATTGATCGAGTCATACGAAAAAGGGACGATTGATTCAGGGCGGCGGACGATGCAAGACAACTACAAGATTATTGACCTTCTTGAAAAATACCCAAAAGCCAGAGACTCTGTTTCTGTCGTCGGAAAAAAGCTCAGAGGGTTGATATCGGAGTCAGGTGCATCTGCTTGCCACTACCTTTTTGCATCCCGCGATTCAGTTGCGGCTGATTTGATGATTGAGCAATTACACACTGGGCGAGGTATGCAGGACGGATCTCCAGTTTTCTTGCTTCGTGAAAGGCTGCTTGCTAACTTGACGAACAGAAGCAAACTGCCAGACGTTCATAAGATTGCATTGATGATTAAGGCGTGGAACTCCCTGCGAGATGGAAAGCCCATCAAGCAACTTAAGTTCTGCGATGGCGAATCGTTTCCAGTTGTTAAGTAAGGAGGTGTAGCATGGCTTTACTTTTAACCGTACTCGGTTGTTTCGGTCTTGGTTTCGCGGCGGGTGTCGCTGCGATCCTGTTCGCTGGTGTAACGCATTGCGATGATTGCGAGTAGAACATGGCTGACAAACTTTGCGAAAGGTGCGGAGTTAAGCCAAGAGTCCGCGACGAGAAGTATTGCAACAATTGCAAGTTCGCCGTTTTGAGGCAACTTGCGAAAGAAGGTTACCTGGAAGAATCGAAAGAGATTCGCAGGGCTTGGAATAAAGGAATGAGGGATCGTAAGTGCTTGCCAATGCACGCAGACTTGCGAACGCAGGAAGAAAAGGATTTCGACGACGATGAACTTGATGCTACATGACCTTTGCGAGCTTGGCACGGTGCTAAGCGTGGTCGGTGTTGGTTCTTTGGTTTTTACTGGGAGGTGAGTGATAATGACTGAGTTATCTTTTGGTGGACGAGTTGCACAGTGGGCGGAGGATCGCAATTTGATCGAAGGATCAACGCCGCGATTGCAGATGACGAAGCTTTTCGAAGAGTGCGAAGAGCTTTCGCACGCCTTGCAAGATAGCGATCTAGGGGAAACCATCGACGCTATCGGCGATATACAGGTGGTTCTTGGTGTGATTTGTACCCAGCTTAAAATCAGTATCGACGATTGCCGCGAGGCTGCATGGGAGCAGATCAAGGATCGAAAAGGTAAGATGGTTGACGGGGTGTTTGTTAAGGAGGTGCAAGAGCTAAATCTTGATGCAGTGCAAGGCGAGCATGAACCCGGCGAGTATGTTTTTCACGAAGTGCAAGAATGGAGGGACGGGCTCGCTGCAAACTTTCGCTATCTTGACCGTGTTTTAGACGACAATATTTTGATGTTTAGCAACATATGCACCGATTGCAAAGAGAGCGAGCCGTACACGAAGGATCAGAGCACGCTACGCGGTCTGTCGTCGGATATTTTTGCCGCAATGGACAAGATGAAAAAGTTTCTCGCCGAGCGGCAGAAGGAGCGTGCGAAGTGAACTGGTGCTTCTGGGTCAAGGTCGCATCCGACGAAGGGCAGGCGATGGCATTCCGTCGCTTCCCACAAACGCACGCTAGGGAACTTTGCGATGCGGAGCTAGATAGAGAGTTTGAGTACATGCGTGACGCTGGTTTTAAGGTCGATTGGTCGGCAATCGATCCTGGCGCCATGCAAGAGATTTACGACTTGAATACCGAGCAGTTCAAAGCGTTCGGTGAGGAGGTGAGGTTCTGATGAAGATAAACAAAGGCAAGCAATCCAGATCACGAAGGATGCTCATCTACGGCGAGCCGGGCGTTGGCAAGTCAACGCTGGCAAGTCAGTTTCCGCATCCGTTGTTTCTGAACATGGAAGACGGCATCGGGGATATTGAGTGCGATTCGACGGACGTTATCCGCAGTTACAAAGAGTTTCAGCAACTTCTAGCTCTTGAGTTACCGCAGACGGATTACGCTACAATCGTGATCGATACGGTCGATTGGCTTGAGAAATTGCTGATGCTCGAAGTCGCGTCGGCACACGGCAAGAAGACCATTGAGGATATCGGATTCGGTAAGGGCTACCAGTCTCTAGCAAAAGCGTGGCAAGACGTCTTTGCAGGGTTGACGTTTTTGTGGAAGCAAGGTCGAAACATCGTGCTAACTTGTCACGAAACTATCGATAAGTTCGCTGACCCGGAAGGAGACGGCTACAACTACTACCGGCCCGCATTGCATCGCGTCGGCTCAGCTTGCGTGAGTGAATGGTGCGACGAGGTGCTATTCTGCAAGCATCGTCGCATTGCACGCAAGGCGGATGAAGGGAAGCGAACGGTAGCGGCGAAGGGAGATCGCGTCATCGTCTGCAACAACATGCAAAGCATCGAGGCGAAAAACCGTCTCGGTATGCCGGATGAGATCCCGATGGACATCGCATCCTTTTACCCCTACCTAACGAAAAACGAGATCAAGCCTAGCGGCAGCGTAGCCGCATCGGTTGTTGATCCGGCCAGTGAAATTCAGTTCGGAGAATAGCAGTGAATATTGATTTCGATTTAGACCAATACGAAGCATCGCGTCCAGTTGGCGTATTGCCTGAGGGCAAGTACCAAGCGGTAATTACGACGACGACCGAGAAGACCAGCAAGTCAGGCTCTCGTTACGTGGAGCTAGAGTTGGAGGTGATTGCAGGCGATTACCAAGGGCGTAAACTCTGGGATAATCTCAACCTGTGGCATCCGAATGACAAGCCCCGCGACATTGCACGTAGCACGCTCAAAGCGATCTGCGAAGCGATTGGACGCAAGGTGTCGGACACGTCGCAACTTTGCAACTATCCACTATTGCTAAGCGTTGGAGTTGAAGACAATACTTACAACGGCACAACGTCGAAAGTCAATCGCGTCAAAGGCTACGCTAAGTTAGAGCGAAGCGTACCGCAACAATCGCAAGCACCAACGGCACAGCCTCGCCAGGATGGGCAGGGTCGTCCTTGGTAGTCAGTTAGCCAATCAGTTTCAGTCAGTTTTGTTTGTTTGTTTTTTGAAAGGTTTGATATGTTACGTTTTGTTTTGTCGGTTGCGTTGGCGTTGGTTGGTTCGGTTGCTAATGCACAAACTGCATTCCCGATTCGCGTTGTCGAGGCAGGTCAAACGATCGTTGTGCCAAAAGGCAATTACACTCTCAGCCAGCCTGTTGTTGTTAGGTTCGGTGGCACGTTAATTCTTGAGGCTGGATCGGTGATCGAGGTTGCTCCTGTTGGTGTGCCATTTCAAGTTTTTGGTAAGTTGCAAATGCTCGGATCGGCAGCAGAGCCAATTACCGTGAAGCCAATTAGTAGTGGTGTTGTTGGGCAGATCGCTACGTACTCCTCGATGCAGCGTCGTCCATCAATCGAGCTGCGATACGTCGAGATGACGACCACGAAAACCAATAACTACGAGGTCGTCTACCTCGACCGTTGCGACTTCTTAATCGAGGGTTGCAAGCTGTCGATCAGTCAAGGAATTGCGAATCGCTCGGTTTTGCGAGTTGTTAACGGTTCGGCGGGGTCGATTGCGAGTACATTGCTTGATGGTCAAAGCGACCTCGATGGAGCGGCATCTGTTGGTGTAACAATCGGGGCCACTGCCGGTGCGGTGCAATTCGCTGAAATGTTAATCGCCAACACAGCAACGCCGGTCAAGATTGACAAGCAGTTTGCATTGGTGAGCGGATCGATTGAGTAGAGCATCCGCGAAAGCGGCTAGGATTGTCCATGTGGATCAGTCAAAGAGGGCCCTGGCTCCGTACTGAGCGATACGACGGTATCGCCGATCCTTTGGAGGATAGCATGATGCGTTTAGTTTTACTGTTGGCTTGTTTCGCAGGATGCCAAGCAAAGCCGGTTCGTTATGAGTTAATGGAGGTTAGGAATGAGAGTTACAGTCCAAAGATTACCGTTCTTAAAGTCGCTCGAAATCGCGGCTTCGATCATAGCCAACAAGCCACAAAGCGAAGTGTTGCGATACGTCAAGTTTACTTGCGATGGTGCAAAGAACATGCAAGCGACTGACAACGAATTGTCAATTGTTTGCAATGTTGCCGATGCGGTGCAATATGTTTCGAGTCCCGGCAAAGCGTTACTACTCCCCGCAAAGGTAATACCGATCCTTAAAGATTGCGGCGGCGAGTCGGTCGATATTGAGGTTGATAACCAACTGCGGATTACAACGCAGAGCGGCGGTTTTACGCTCTCGATGCCTAATCCCGATGAATTCCCATCCGTCAAGATCGACGCGGCAGAAGGATCAGCTGGCGTGCCCGGCGTTGCGTTAGCGGATGCGATCCGTCAAACGATCTATGCAACAGACTTGACGTCTACACGGTATCAGCTTGGCGGGGTGTTGTTTGACATTGGCGAGCGGCTTACATGCGTTGCAACAGACGGTAGGCGGCTTGCTGTCTCATCCTGTCAGTTAGCGGGGCAGGTAGCAGCGGTCAGCGGTATTGTGCCTATTCGCCCACTACAAGCCGTCTCACGCATCATCGCAGCGGAAGGATGCGGAGTTGATGTAATGATCGGTCACGCATCAGCGGTGTTTGTGTGCGGTGACATATCGCTACAGACGCGGCTCGTTGAAGGTCGCTATCCAGACTGGCGAAAGGTTGTGCCATCGACGGACGGGGCGTCAACGCTACGTTGCGATGCGGAGAAGTTTCTATCGGTTGTGAGGCAAGCGGCAATTGTCAACGATCAAGACAGTCGCGGTATCGACTTGGTTATTGCATCCGGCGAACTGACCGCGACTGCAAAGACTGCCGAGGTTGGAGCGTCAAGCGTTGTGATGGGTTGCGAGGCGGATACCGAAGCAAAACTGACAGTGGATCACACGTACCTAGCAGACTTCCTTCGTTCGCTCGGTAAGGAGCAAACGGTGGAAGTTAAGTACAAGCAATCAGGCGATCCGGTTGTATTGCAATCCGGTGACGTTTTAGGGGTTATCATGCCGATGGCGAGGAATTAGCATGCGGTGTAGATGCTGCGAAAAGATCCTAAGCCCGTCCTATATCAAGAGCGGCGACAAGCATTGCAGCGCATGCTCCAGGGCAATCGCTGCTGGCTCGAGTTATTCCGAGGTTGTTTCGGAAATGGTCGAAATCGCCAAGGATCGAGGTGTTATACTTCGCCTCGAACGCTTGGCGGATCGGCACCGAAACGAAGAGATGCTTGGCATGAGTGCAAACCGTGCGGATGCACTGAAAAAGGTACGCGATGGCATCCGGCCAATGCGACAACGATTGAACAACGAAGGCGAATATCAGACTGCTAAATGGTGGTGTTCAACATGCAACATTCCGCTAACCAAGAAGCGGTGCCTACGATGCGAACTTGCTGCGAGCAGAGCGTAGTTGAGGCATTCCGCGAACGGGTTGCAATGATGATTTACGACGGCGGCTTGAGTGAGTTTGATGCAACTCGGGCCGCTTATTTTGAAGTAAGACGAGCAGGCGGCAACGTGCCATCTGCGGTCAGTGAAGAATGGAAGAGAGTAGGGAGGTTAGCGAAGTGAGCATAGATACTAAAACAAACAATCCAACATCTTCGGATAGTTGCCGATCCCGCGAAGACATCCCCAGCGGCTGGCGATTGCTTGGCAAGGATGAAGAGCGGCTTGCAAGTGATGCGTATTGGTCGCTAGGTGCGAAGGATTGGATCGTTATCGGTGATGACAGAGTTGCCGATGCGAATGAGTTTTACAAGTGGCACGCGATTAGGCAGATCGTTGTGGCTGATTTCTTTCTGCTTGAAGGATACGACTACAGCATGCCAGGCGGTCAGACCATCCGCATTACCGAGAAAGGCTTTGAGGTGCTGTAGTGACTCAAGCAAAATGCAAACGGTGTGAGTTTATTAGTAAAGTGATTGATGCCAACAAGGCTTTTAGCGAAGGCCTGTTAAAAGATTACATGCATCAACTTACCGAACTGGTCGACCGATCCGGCATGGATTTGTCGCCTTGTCGAAAGTGTGGCATCGCGGTTGTCTCAATTCCTGACGGTTTAGCACTGTGCAAAGACTGTGCAGAAAAGGCAGGTGAATGATGCAATACATCTACCAAGCAACGCTCGAACGCGTAATTGACGGCGACACGGTCGATATTGTTATCGACCTAGGCTTTAGCACCTTCCGCAAGGAGCGTATCAGGCTATACGGCATCGATGCTCCGGAGATCAACACCAACGCGGGTAAACTCGCAAAGGGTTTCGCTGAAGAATGGTTTTGGGATAACCCAAAGTTCTTCGTTGAAACGATTGTTGTCGACGGAAAAGGCGGCAAGCGGGACAAGTACGGGCGGTATCTGGGGACGATTGCTTCGACGTACAGAGCCCTGAGCGAGTGGGTGACGGATGAAGTCCAGGCTGCAACGCTAAACGGTCAACTCATTACCAGTGGACATGCGAAAGCGAGGGTTTGGTAAATGACCAACAACGAACAAGCCGCAGCACATCGCATTTTGCAAAAGCACGGCATTGCACACACGCTGCAAGGGCATCGCTTGCCATTGACGAGCAATGACTTTGCAATTGAGATCGGGATAATTCGATGTACTGAATTCGATGACGTTTACAAGTACATTAAGTTTGTTGCGGGTAGATACAAAGACGCGGTGATTGACCTAGAAGCGTCTGGACTGTCCGTAGAGATTGCAGAGGCGGTAAGGAGGGATGCCGATGGACAGTGAACTACAAACTGATGTAATCATCTGCGGCGACAATTGCGAGGTGATGCGAACCATGCCGAGCGAGTCGATAGACCTTGTCGTAACATCGCCTCCATACGACAACCTGAGAACGTACGGAGGGCACTCGTGGGACTTTTACGGCGTTGCATGGAATCTCAGGCGGTTGTTAAAGCCGGGCGGGGTTATTGTGTGGAACGTAATCGATGAATGCAAGCATGGCGGAGAATCAGGCACATCCATGCGTCAAGCGTTGCATTTTCAATCACTCGACTTATTGCTGCATGACACCATGATCTACCAGAAAAAGGGATTTAGTTTTCCTGACTCAACGAGATACCACCAAACCTGGGAGTATATGTTTGTGTTCAGTAAAGGAAAGCCAAAGACGTTTAATCCGATTTGCGACCGCAAAAACGAAACAGCTGGTAAGCCGCTGGGTGGTGATTATAAGCGAGCAAAGGACGGAACGAGTGTACTTCGTCCAGGATCGGAGGATCGCGGCGACCGCAGAGAGTTCGGGCAAAGGTTCAATGTCTGGATGATGGGTTCAGGATACGGGCAGAGTTCACAAGACGACATAGCCTTTAATCACCCAGCAATATTCCCAGAATCACTCGCCCGCGATCACATCCTGTCTTGGAGCAATGAAGGCGATATTGTCCTTGATCCGTTTAGCGGGTCAGGCACTACGGCAAAGATGGCAAAGCACAACGGACGCAAGTACATCGGTATTGAGGTGAATCCTGAATACGTCGAGATATCTAAGCAGAGACTTGCGCAGGGAGTTTTGTTTTAGGAAAACAGGTTGGCTCGCCTGGGCAAAGGTGCCAACGACTTGAACCGTTGGAATCCCGCCAAACGAGCTGGTGCGCGGTAAGTGCCTGTGTCTCACCAAACTACCGCATCAACCTCCACGCTCCGCCTCGAAAGGGGCGGGGCGTTCTTTCTCAAGTCTCTAACTGTTGTGAGAAAAATGCAACTCCGCGACTATCAACGCTGTTCAGTCGATGCGGCGTATCAGTACCTAAAAGACTTTCAAGGCAATCCGGTTATCTGCTTGCCGACCGGAGCAGGGAAGTCGATTGTCATCGCGGAACTAGCACGCATCGCGGTACAGGACTTCGGCGGCAGGGTGCTAGTCTTGCAGCATCGCAAAGAACTGATCGAGCAGAATGCCGAGAAGATCCGGGCGTTACTACCGGGCATTGAGGTTGGCTTATTCTCGGCGGCATTGAAGCAGCGGGAATGCTCGCAAGATGTTGTTGTTGGCGGCATCCAAAGTATCTACAGGCACGCAAGTCTATTAGGTCGGCGTAACCTTATCGTCATCGACGAATGCCACCTATGCAGCGACAACGCGAATAGCATGTACGGCAAGTTGCTTGCAGACATTGCATCGCTAGGTTATTCGCATCGCGTTGTAGGCTTGACCGCAACTCCATACCGAACGGAAAGCGGCAAAATTTACGGCGTCGAAAAACTGTTTACCGATATCATCGAGAAAGCGACCGTACCGCAACTTATCAAAGATGGCTACCTATGTCCAATCGTCAATACGGATGCGGATGCTTCGGTCGATACAAGCGACTTGCACAAAAGAGGCGGTGAGTTTATCCAAGCGGAAGTCGAGCAGTTATTCGGCAACGAGCCAGAGATTGAAGCGGCGGTTAACGAGATCCTGCAAAAGACAGCCAACAGACACAGCGTTATGGTGTTTTGCACTTCGGTGATGCACGCCAAAACGGTTGCAAACATGATCTACCAAAAGGTAGGGTTATGCGTCGATTTGATTACCGGCGAAAGCAGTAGTTGGCACAGGCGAAGCGTAGCGGAGCGTTTTCGATCATTGCAACTCAAGTACCTTGTGAACGTCGATGTGCTTACAACCGGGTTTGATGCTCCAGTGGTTGATGCGATTGCAATACTGAGGGCGACCGCTTCCCCTGGTCTATATGTGCAGATCGTAGGGCGTGGGCTTCGTACGCACGCATCTAAGACGGATTGCCTGGTGCTAGACTTCGGCGAAAACATCCGACGACACGGAGCAATTGACAGGGTGCGAGGACGACCAAAGGCACCCAAAGAAACCGAGCCAAAAGAACAGGCCGAAGGCGAAGAGGATGAGGAAAAGCAGTCGGGCAAGATGTGTCCGGCTTGTGAAGTTTACTCGCCTCCATCCGAGACGCATTGCGAATGCGGCTATCGCTTCCCGGTTGTGTTTAGGCATGGCGATACAGCGGAGCGTGAGGTATCGATTATCTCGGACGGCAAGCCTAGAGTCTACAACGTGCGGCATATCGTTTACGGCAAGAGCAAAGCCAAAGACAAACCCGCAAGCATGACCGTCTTGTATATCGTGCAAAGCGGCGAAAAGACGCGATTGCCGGATGATTCGCCGATGGAGTTCGTGGCGTTCGAGTCTGACAAGCCGTTTGCAGTCGAACAGGCTAGGCGATGGTGGGCGAAGCGCACAAGCCTACCATTTCCACAAACGACCGACGAAGCATTAGCGATTGCCAAGAGTGGAGAACTGGGAACGCCGAGCGTTATCAACGCAGAGCGAGATGGACGGTATTGGAAGATCACTACAGGCCCAACTAGAAAAGATAACGAGGTTGCTCAAGATGTTTCCTAAATGTTTGACGGAGCGTAGGCAATGGATTACATGGACGCTTACGGCGGATGGCAAGAAGATACCCAACTCGCCTAGCAATCAGCCGAAAACGTGGTTTGATTACGACGAGGTGAAAAGCAATGAGCGAATCGCGTATGTGTTCTCTTCCGATGATCCATTTGTCGGCATCGACCTCGATAATTGCATCGACGAACTCGGCGAATACAACGAGGTGGCTAGCTCCTGTCTTGAGTTATTCAAAGGCAAGGCATACTGCGAAACTTCGCAAAGTGGACGCGGTTTGCACTTCATCGTTCGAGGTAAAAAGCCGGATTGGTCGGTATGCAGTCGGCAAGGTGTTGAGTGCTACGAACACGGGCGATTCTGGGTGATGACAGGCGATGTGCTGGACGGATACAACGAGCCGCAAGAATGCCAAGCAGAACTTGAGGTTTTCTTAGGCGATTACCTTCACAGGCCAGAGCCGCAACGGGTTATTAGTGTCGCTTCCATCCGATGCGAAACACAACTCGAAGAGCGTATTCAAGCCTACGCACAGAATGCACAAGCAGCCCCGCAAGGAGATCGTAACAACGCAGCTTTCAGGCTTGCGGGTCACTTGTGGGCAATGGTAGGCGATGACGGGCAGCGACCAAGCGGAGAGATCGTACTGGACGCGGTGCGAGGATGGGCGGCTAGATGCTCGCCTCCTATGGATGATGCTGAGGTAATTAAGGCAGTAGAGAACGCACGCACGAAGGGCACGCCAAGAGACGCGAAACTGCCAGGCATGATTGCTATTGACGGAGCGGAAGAGGGCGGACGGATTGCCGAGCTACTTTGGCCGACTAGGGCAGCGGAACTTGCGAGCGAAGACGATGACGGGGACGAGGAATTTTGCTTGGCAATGCTTCCTGAGTCTGGATTGATCCGCATGGTCTACGACTACTACTTTGACTTGGCAATTAGACCAAGCCCGATTATGGGGCTATCGGTGGCCATATCGACAATGGAAGTGTTGCTAGGTCAAAAAGTAGCAACGCACACAGACCTACGAACGAACGACTACAACCTCATCATCGCTCAAACAGCATCCGGAAAAGAGGCTTGCAAGTCGGCCATCACGAAGATATTTGACGCATCTGGATGCGGGCACCTGCTACTAGCGGCAGATGTGCAATCAGGAAACGGATTGATAACCGCGATCAAGTCGCAACCAGTTTGCTTGTGGATCGGCGATGAGTTTGGAAAGGTGTTGCAGGGCATCCTCGATAAGAAAGGCTCGCAGCATCTCAAAAACATTGGCAAGCACTTACTGAGCCTTTACGGAGAGTCGGCGGGTAAGTTTCTTGGAGCAGCCCACGCAGCGGGGGCTAAGAACGAGATCGACCAGCCGCATCTATGCATCCTTGGGCTATCTACTGGATCGACCATATTTGAGGGGCTTTCAGCCGATCACGTCAGCGACGGGTTGCTAAACCGCATCTCGTTTTGGCCCGTGCAAGAGCGACCCAAGCGGAAGCGAAATTACAAAACGCCAAAGGTGCCAAGCAAACTTAGCGACCTTGTAGCGAAGTGGGCAACGCTTAGCACTTCCCTTGGAAATGTTTCTTTTATCAATCCGCAAGCGATCCAATTTGGAATCACGACAGAGGCATGCGAACGATGGGAGCAGCATAGCTTTGCCATCGACGAAAAGATGGAATGCGAGTCATCGCAACGCTCGGCAATGTGGGGAAGAACAGCAGCTAGGAGTCTTATGCTTGCGTTGGTGCATCGTTGCAGCCGCATGGCATCCCCAACGGAGATCAGTCCGGTTGTTGCGATTGAGATGCAGGATATCCAATGGGGCGTCAAGCTCTCCAATTGGCTCTCTCGCATCGCTTGCGATTTGGTTGAACAGAATATGGTTGACAAGTCTCTAACGCTCGCGGCGAAGGTTTTGAGCGATCTAGCGGCCCGTGGGCCGGTCAATAGTCGAGACGCTCTGCGAATGTGTCGATCACTGACGGCGGGTGACTTAGAAGCGGCGGCGGTCAAGTTGGGTTTTCGCGTCGAGTTTGTGACAACCGGGAAGCGAAAAAAGAAGGTGTTTGTACGCGTCAGCGGGGGCCAAAAATGACCAGTTCATTTCATTCTGTCCCAAAAAGGGTGCGCAGCTTAAAACTAATACAAGCCAGCCTAGCATTAGCGGAAGTATCGCCGAAACTCATATTGTCCCATTCTGTCCCATTCTGTCCCGGACAGTTTGGGCGGCGTGAAGTCGTGGTTAAGAGTGGTTTTTCTGCCCTTAGTTATATAAATATATATATATATATATATGTTATGGTATTTACTGTATTGTTCTTTCTATATTGTCCTTCTG